TTTTTTCCTTTAATGTGAATCACCTCTTGTTTCTTCATTTTCGTCACCTTTAACATAGCGCAAGCAAACGCAGTCGTAAAAGAAAATCGCTTCTTCTCCGTTGACAATCAACCGTTCTTGAACTGCACCGACGCCGCAACATTGAGAACAATCGGGGTCGGGTTTGACGCTCCAATTGACAAACACACAATCGCATGGGTGCATGTAGAACTCAACATCAACACATTCGCCTTCGTAGTTCCGAAGAGGGCGCTCCATCAAATGCTCACCCGTTCCTCCGCATTCGGGGCATTGTGGGTTTGCTTCGTAAGTTGGCTTGTCCTCTTCGCTACGCTCTTCTGCGTTGTTGTGCGCTGGTTTGCCTGTGCGCTTCCATGTCATCAAATGTCACCCTCTCGCAGTTCGGGAAGTCCAAACCATTGAGGCGCTTCGTCCTTCTTGGTCACCATGATGGTGCGTCGCTGGTCAAGCAGGTTCGGATTGGTTTTGATTTTGACGAACTCAACATCGTAGCGCGTTTCACCTGTCGGAGAACCGTCTTCACCACGAACTTTGTTCTTGTGGAAGTAGAGGATTTGGTTGAGGTAGTTGGTGGTGTGTTTCTCCCATGCTGGCTTCTTGCCGATAACAGCGCCCGACTTGTCTTGCAGTTCTCTAAAGTGCGTTTCAAAGTAAACATTGACGCCGAGCGACATGAGGGTTCGTGCGATGGTTGTCAGTTGGTGGAAGCGCGTAGTGCGAATCTGCCAATTGAAGCGCAGGCCAACTTGCTCGTGTGGCTTGACCTTTGCACCGATACCGTCGGGTGCAGTCCCCAAGTCTTCAATGAACATACAGTTCTTGGCTACTTCATCCCAAAGGTCAACCGCTGTGATGAGGACTGAGTGGAGGCGAGGTCGGTCGCCACGACCTGCCGCCCAATCAACAAGCGTCTGTCCAATTTTCATGACGCGGCGATGCGTCGCAGGGTAGTCAATGGCTTCACGAATATCCCCGTCCGCGTCTGTTTGTTGAAACATAACATTGGGATTAAGGCAACGAATGTTCTTCGCATGCTCTCGGTGATGAGTGACGCGGGTGGTTTGTCCACCACCGTCAAAGTCCAACACGAAGATAACATCTCCGCGCGCTTTTTCTTCGTCAGTCATGCTATCCAAGACGATGCCTGTTTTACCGACGCCTTCGGGACCAATGAGGCCCATGAAGATTTGACTCGTCGGAACCTCGTCGCCAGCGTTCACAATCTCATCCCATACGGATACACCGATGGGCTTCTTGACAGGAGCAGGGGTGGGTTCGTTGAACTCACCCGTTGTCGGGTCAAAGGCAGGGGCTTCTTCTTGCGTTTCTTCTTCTGCTTGCTTCTTCAAATCGTTAAGGTTTGGCAATTTTCTCACTCTCCGTATTGGTTGATTGATGTGTCGCCGCCTTCACCAGCAGGGATGGCGAGGCGTGGGACTGCGTAAACACCGAAAGTCTTGATGGCAGGTTCGGGACCGTTTTCTGTGGCGCGCACACTCAATCGTCCAAAGACGATGACCGTGGACTTCACAGCGTAGGGCTTCCAACCTTCTTCGGTTGCGTAGTCAAACGGATGGCCGAGGTCACCGAGCAATCCGTGGATGTAGCAGGGCAGGTTTTGACGGCGGCTACCGTTGAATGTCCGCATGAGGTCAAAGGATGATAGGCTCATAGAGTAGTCGTGACCGATGGGGTCCCACTCTGATTCGCGCGATTCCTTTCGCATGTCGCTGACTTTCCCTCGGACGAAGACGAGAGGGCCAACCGGGTTGTAGCCGGGGACAATCTCTTGACGAGTTTCAAAGACTTCTGCGAGAGTTGAGAGGTCTTTGATATGCGCATCAAGACTTGGGATGAGACGGTCGGGACGAATAACCGGACGAACTTCCTCATCAACAAAGTCGTTACCGTATGTGAAAGCCGCAGGCATTGGGAAGGCGTTGTAGGTATCAGCCCATTCGGGTTTGACATTCTCGGATTGAGGACGAACCTTGAGTGTTCCTTCTTGGAACAGTTGAGGCACGAACCAATCATCAGCGTCCTTGCTGGTCACGGTGATGCGCAACACACGCTGGTCGTTGAGGAAGTTGTCTTTCTCATTGCCGAGGAAGTAGTAGGTGCGTTGGTGTCGGTAGGGTGTGATGGGTTCTCCGTAGCGGGACCAATCGGGGTTGTTCTGCAAGACTGCGATTGACAGGCCATGTTCTTTGAAGAGGAACCACGGTTCGGAGTCCGCTGGTTCTTCGGTCGCAACAGACCCGTCTTTCTTCTCAAGCATCCACACACCGTTTTCGGTGTAGGCGCGTGCGACAAGACCGTCTTGGATTGCACCATCAAGGTCGTTCATGGCGGCTGAGACTGCGGGAGCGCGCTTGCGTTCTTGCCCGTCTCGGCACTTGGGGTCAACGCCAATGAAGTAGCCGACAAGTTCAGTTGACTTGCCGCCACCGCCGCTCATGACTCGTCGCTCAACCACAAAGGTTTCCGCGGCGTCAATCATGAAGTCGTCGTCTTCATCATTGGGGTTGCTGACTCCCATTTCCGTTTTGAGGTAGGTGAAGACATCACCTGTTGCGTCGTCAAGGGTTTTGGCGTTCTTCTCCGCCCACCACTTGAGGCGCTCTTCCACATCGGGGTGCAGTCCAGCATTGTTTTGTTCGTTGTTTCCGGCTTCGTTTTGGTTTAGGTTCGGCATTTTTATTCCTCCTTTTTGTTTGTGTCTTCGGTGTATAGAGTCGCTATGAAATAGTCCACGAATGACTCGCTTCCTATGTCCCATTGGTTCATCTTCAAGACGAAATCTCCCCACACAGCGAAGAAGGTATATAATCTTTCCGAGGTCATCCCTACGGATTTGACATGACCATGAATGCGACGCATGAGGTATTGCAATGAAGTGCCTTCCTCCAACATCGTCAGCATGGTTTTGTGAACAGACTCCCATTCGCCAGCGGCGACATCAAGAGCCAATGAGTCTAAGTCTGTTTGAACTTCGTCAAGTTTCTTCCCGCTTCTCACATGATTTTGAATTGCGCGAAGGTCACCAGCAAAGTGTGAGTGGAGTGCGTCGGGGCTGTCCTGTGTAGTCAGCCCATGCTCCAAAAGTAATAGTTCAAGATACGCGCGCACATGTTTCACAGAATATGGGCGGAACTCAAACTGAACGCACCGTGATTTGATAGCGTCAATGATTTTGCTACGGTCATTGCAGGTGAGAATCCACCAGCAGTTGCTCTTCTCCATGATGCGCTTGAGTGAATCCTGTGCTGGCTTGGTCAAACCGTCAGCCTCGTCAAGCAGAATCAGTCGCCCACCGTCCCAAAGTTGGGTAGCGTTAGCCACGGCTTTCAGTTTGTTTCGGATGAAATCAATGCCGCGCTCATCGCTGGCGTTGTATTCAATGACCTGCAAGCCGAGATATTCGGCGATAATGTAGGCCGCAGTTGTTTTTCCAAGCCCCGGCGCTCCCCCGAAAAGGAGGCATTGGGGGCTATCACCACTCCACTCATCAAGGTAAAAGAGCGGTAGGTTGGGGTCGTTTTGTCCGATAAATTGGTCTGGTTTTGTGGGTATGAAATCCATTTTTCTTCCTCAATACGCCTCTCATATTCCGCGTCTGCTTATATACCCCCCCCCCCCGGCGGGATGGGGATTCTTGATATTCTACTATTATTATTATAAGAATAAGATAGTATTTTCTTTATCATAAGAAGAATAAATTATTGATAATTGAAACTGAGAAGCGTCAATCGTCAATGTCTCCATCAATGAGAGCGATGATTTCGGCTATCTCTTCGTGTGTAGGCGCACGCCCTTTGTAGTCCATCAACCGAATCATTTTGAGCATGTTCTTTTGGTCGTAAACATGTTGCTTAACAGGCACAAGCAAACGAACAAGACGCCGAATCAATTCGGCGTCTTTGATGATTCGTGCATTGATACCCTGCGTAGCGAGCCACATGTTGAGAGCGGGTTCATCCTTTCGGCTCACCAGCACACGCCTCTCCACACGATAACCTATTCGTGTTTTGGGAGCGAAGTGAACGCTCAACTGAAAGCGGCACTCTCTCGCCAGCCATCCAAGAAAGAAAGAGTCTTCATCCATTCGGCTCACTTCTCCATCAAGTCTCCAATCTGCATAGCGTCGGACTGACCGAGGGTCGTGTCTATTCGTGCAAGGTATGGAGCGCGCATCTTCTTTTCCTCTTGGTCGTAGCCGAGCGCATGAAATATCCCAATGATGCCTTCGTCAATCTCCATCATCCCCTGTGCTTCGTAAAGTCGTGCGAGTTTGTCGGGTATTTCGTCTGCCTTCACATAGGCGTAGCCGACAGGGAGTGGGTCAAACCCATCAAGCGCGGCTATTTTGATTCGGATTCCTTCGCCTTCACGGTATCCTCCAAGTATCAATAGCGGTATGTCAAATGTTCGTCGCGGCACAATAAATCCTCCAACTGCTCCGTTGTGGTAGTAGGCTCGTTCAGCATCAAGGAGGCGCAGGGTTTCTCCTTCCTCCAATGACTGAACGAGCGCTCGCAGATGGGCGCGGTCTTCAACCTTCTTCGGATTCGTAGCCCGCGCGTGTCTGCCTTCTTTCCATAGATTCGGCTCACCTTCACGGTGAAGCCATTCAACAATGTTCCCCGCCTCGTCAACTTCACACACGCAGTCGTCATGATACGGAAGCGCAGGGGAGCGTGCGATACGAACACCATGCCTGTCGTAAGTGTATAGCCTTCGGCTACGCCTGTGTGCGTAGTAGTGTTGACCTCGGATGATTTCGTAGTGCGTTTCGTCAAAGGGGAGCGACCACCTGTTCCAACGAGAATAGGTGGGGGCTTTGAATGGGTAAGTCGGTTGGATTACATATTCGTCGGGGAGACTTCCCTTAAGCGCGCGCTGGACAACTTCGCCCGCGGGCATTACGGTGCGCATTTGTTGAAGGTGATTCGTGTCATAGGGTGTGACGGTGGCTACCGCTCCCATGATTCGGCGCATGTTGAGAGTCGTCTTACCGAAGGCGTATCCCCAAAACATCATTGCGCACAATTGAGACATGGAGTTGAAAAGAATGTCAGCATTCAATTCGCCTTTGAGAATCATTTCCTTGAACTCAATGGCTTGTCGGACTGTGATTGATTCGGCTACCTCCGCGGGTGATTCGGATGCAAGGAGAGAGGGCATCTCATCCTCACTCATGAGCGTATCGTATTCTTCGGGGAACAGACCAAACGATTCGGCTAACATGCGCACGACATGGTGTCCCTTGATGGCGTTCCGTGGAGTGGCGCAACAGACGGTGATGATGTCATGCGCGTCGGATTCGTGTTTCGTGAAAAGGTCAGCGAGGATTCGGCGAGCAATTCGTGGTGCTTCATTCTGTGAAGCATGAACCGCGTTCGCCAAGTCCTCAAGTTTCATTCTTCCTCATCTCGGCTTGTTCGGAACATGAGGCCGCGCAGATGTGGAGGGATAACATCACCTCGCCATTCGCTCGGCATCAAAAGAATATCACCGTTCTTGAGCGCGTCAACAAATGTCATGTCATCAGCCATCTCTATGAGCGCCTCACGCTCCATCACTTGCATCCCCTTCCATGTGAAGAAGAGGTCGTCTCCCGCGAGCAGGTGGTAGTCCATTGGAGAAAGAAGTTGTTCATACCCGTCGTCGTGTTTGATGAGAACGCGCCACTCATTTTCGTTTTCTTCAAGCCAAATCGGTTCTTCCAATTCAAAGTTGACCAGCAAAGCGCCGCTCTCTTCATGCACCCATGATTGAGCCGCTTCTTGCGCGGCTTGCATTGAGTCGTCAACCATCTCCGCTTCTTCCGCGGTGAGACTAATGTTGAGGGCGTGACAAACTTTAGCGATGCGCTCAAGGGGAAGGATGGACTGAGGCGTAGCCTTGATGACCACGAATCCATCCTCGTCTTTACGGATTACCGCGTCAGCAACACCCCATGTGTCACCGACCTGCATTCGCTCGTAGTGTTCTTTCGTCCATTCAAGGTCTTCTTCTGTTGGTTTCCATTTGTCTTCAATCATAGTTCATCACCCTTAAACCAGCGAAACTTGCTACAACAACGCGCGGGGACAACGATGAACTCGCGCTTCTTGGTGAATAGAGCAATTTGATGCGGGTCAATCTGTTCGCCGCATGTGCATACGATTGCATCGCCGAGCAAGTGAGACGCATAGTCAAAGCCTTCAATCTCATGGTGTCTACCTTGAGGGTCTTTCATTATCGTCGCTTTAACGGGGACGCCATTAGCCATCGGATGATTGAGGAAGCCATCATCTCCAAAATGGCGCGTGCCTAAATTGTATTGCGGCATTATTCACCCCGAAGGGTCGCAACCTATTTATTCTTGCGGCATGAAAATGAACGATGCGTCGTAGGTTGTCTCGGTGAAGTCGCAAACAACCTCAATCTTGTGAAAGATACCATACGGGACGGTGCGATAAATGAGCATGTCAACAAACGCGTTGGGGTGTTGACCACACGGGCATTGGTCGGTGGGGATGATGATAACATCAAGCGGTTCTTGTGCGGGCATCATTCTTCTTCCTCCTTAGCGGTGTTGAATGCTCGTTCGGGATAGTGGGTGTTGAAACGGTTGACTGCAATGAGCGAGTTGTGCGTCATCATTTGAAAAATGTTGAAGTCTTTTGAAATGGTGAAGTTCTCAAGTGTGCCAGCGTATTCGCGCGCTTCCATCTCGCTTTTGATGGCGGCGATGTCAAAAATCATCCTCCTTAACTTGCGAATCTTGCTCATCATTTTGTTCTTCAACAATCTCTCCGTTGCGTCTTTCAAATACACACACCTTCCCGTCCTGTCAGTCAAGGTAAACGGCGCGGTTTCAATCCATGTGTTTTCTTCTTCGGTCATAGTTTTGCATCTCCTGTTTTCAGTTTCTTCAACAATGCTTGACCGATAGCATCGCGGGTTTTGCCTACCTCGCCGTCCAGCGTTCGCTGAACAAGGTCGGCTTTCTCAGCGACCACTTGGTCAAACATTGAATCAATGGTGTCAATTGCTGAAAGAACCACCTTGTGACAGGTGGACGCTTCCTGCGTCATACGACGAACGCGCGCCGCGGCTTGTTGCTCCCATGCCGGAACCCACTCGCGCTCAACGAAGAGCGTGGTGTTGGCGTGGTCAAGGTTGACCCCTTCTCGCATGGCGTTGGTGGAACAGATAAGATACCTCAACCCTCCGTTTTGGAATTGTTCAATGAATGATTGACGGTCTGCTTCGCTTGTCTCACCGTTGATGAGTTTGATTTCATTCTCAACATGTAGTCTCAAGTAAAGCGCTTCAAGCACATTCTTGTGGTGCGCAAAAATAACGAGCGGCTTCCCGTTGGTTTCAAAGTAAGTATTAGCCCACTTAACTGCCGCCTCCACCTTGAGCAAACCCGCTTGGTGGCGCAACTCAGTCATCATGTTGAGCGTGAATCCCGCGTCGGTAGAACCGAAGTTCTGTTGCTGGTCAGCCCACGCTTGCATCCAAGAGTTGTGTGTGTTTTTGTAGGTCGTCATCTTCTCATCCTCTAACTCAACAGGCACGATGGTTTCAACGAGTGAAGGCATCTCACCTGCGATACGAGGGTCATCCATAGAGCGACGCAACATAAAGTCCCGAAGGATGTGGTTAAGCGGCGTCGTCTGCCCGTCCCACGATTTGTCAATGTTGGACGAGCCTGTCATGTCCCAACCAAACGCAGTCTTTCGCGCATTGCAGTATTGCTTGGCGAAGGTGAACGAGTTGCTGAATGTCGCAGGCATCATCAAGTTGAGAATGGGGAAGAACTCAATCGGTCGGTTCGTGATTGGCGTTCCCGATAGCGCGATGATGGCGTCAATGTTCTTGGCGACATAGAGTGCGGCTTTGGTCGTCGCAGTCTTCGGATTCTTGATACGGTGAACCTCATCAAAAATGATGCAGTCATAGCCGATAGCGCGCAAGTGTTCTTTGCGAGCATCCAAAATGTCGTAGTTGATGATGTGGAAGCGCGCAGGGCGAATGTCCCCCTTGCCTCCGCTGATGATTTCAGTCGCCACCAGCGAGGGAACTTGCATGAGTGCGTCTTTGTAAATCCACTTGCGAATCTCGTTGTCCCAATTGTGTTTGACAATCGCGGGACAAACGATGAGGACATGTTCATAGCCAGCCAACTCAACACAACCGAGCGCTTGAAGCGACTTACCAAGACCCATCTCGTCGGCGATGAGGATGCGCTCGCGTCCCCCTGTCATGAACATAACAGGAGCGATGCGCTGGTAAGGTCGCATGCTGGTGAACGGCTCTTCGTCGGGCAACTCAATGTCAGTCTCCACCGCGCTTGAGAGTTCCACGCGTTGCAGGGTAGCGGCGTGTGCCGCTTGCACTTGTGGATTGTCTTCAATGGCGTCAGCCAACGGCTCAAAGTGAGGACGCACAGCCTTCGCCACGGCCATTGCCGTAGCGATGGGAATCATCCATGTCTTGGTGCTGTTCATCCACTTGGCTGAACCCGCCGCCGCTGTCTTCAACGCCGCGTTGATGTCTTTCCAATTGGGTTGGTAGTCCCATTGCAGAATCAATTTGTCGGGAATGGTGAAGGTAGCGGACGCGTTGGAGGGTATTTCAATAGCGCTCTCATCGTATTCCAACCCTTCCACCGTGATGTCGTGGTCTGCGAGAAAAGCGATGGCCTTCTCAATGACATCCGCGCGGTCTTGGATTGTCCAAAGACCCTTCTCACCGTTCCATGAGAATTGAGGCCAACCCATGTGTGCTTTCATGTCGTCCTTCAAGTTGAAGGGGATTTTGTTGAGTGCGATGCGCGCACCGTAGTTGTCTGTGTATCGTTCGTATGTGATGTTCATTCTTCTTCACCTTCTTCTTCGTTTGCAAATGCGTATTCCGTGTAGTCTTCTCCGACCTTGACCCGATACCAATGCACAGGGCATTGAGCCAACCATTCGTGGAACTCTTCACTCATTTTGCTCACAGTCATTCTTCTTCACCTCCAAGGTATGCGTTCTTCGGGTCGTGGTCGCCCCATGTCAAATGCTCACGCGTCTTCTCGTAGTAGGCGCGGTTGGATTCAAGCGTCTCTTTGTTCAGCGATTCAATGTTCGGCTCGCCGTCAACATAGAAGTTACCGAAAAGGGTTCGTTGCTCACCTTGCAAAAGGCGCGAATCAATTGCACCAGCGATGTCGTTGAGTTGTCTCATCAACTTCGGATAACCTTTCATTTCGGGTTCTTTTCCCCACTTGATAGCGGCGGCGCGTGTGTTTCGGTAAAGCCAGCGAGCATTCTCGCGGGACACAACTGCCCATCGCACCATCGGATGACCGTCAAGTGGCTTGAACGGCAGGTCATCAAAGTCCCCGCCTTGCTCCTTGATGGCTGAGACAATGATACGCGCGCCTTCAAAGGCGGCGCTCTCACAGTCAAACCAGCACATCATGTCAGCGGAGCGCACAGGGTTCTCATCAAGCACAAAGAAAGTCATTCCTCTTCCTCCTTGTTGTCAAGGAAGGCTTGAACCGTCATGTCCTTGCCCTCGTGGGTGATGCAAAGCGGAGTGATGGTGGCTTCCTGTGTGTCGGGTCTTGTCTTTGACACATGGAAGAACGCGTCGCAGGATGTGCATGCAATTCTCAAGAAATCAACCTGTGTGTGTGTCGCACCTTCCGTAATGTCAACAATCCAATCGTGGTTGCTTTCCATGCAGTAGGAAATGTCTTTCAGTTTTTGGACGCGCACGACCATCTTCCTCGCTTCTTCCGCCATCGCTTCCTGTTGGACGCGCATCTTTTCCAATGCTTCTTCGGGACTCATTGTTCATCACCTCGCGGTCGCAGTTCGTCCATCACGCGCAACACCTTCGCGTAAACGGGGATGGTGTGCTTGGTGGAAACAGTGTTGTCAACGCTCACTTGGTCTTTCAACCAATCGCGCAGGAAAGTCCAATGCGTCTCCCATTGCTGGTTGCTTTCAGTCATTGGGTCACCTCCGTGATGGTGACAGAGTAGCCGGAGTCAGCACCCGCTGGCTTGTCGCTGACCTCAATCTTGTAACGCTCAGGGTTGCGACACAACTTCATCGCTTCACGCACAGGGAAGGATGGGTAGATGAGCATGAGGGAGTAGAAGCGGGTGGCCTCGTCCACGAAGGACTCCACCATGCTGTTCCTGTCTTTCGCCAACGCACCGATGAGAGCGTCGGGGTCGTTGAGGTAGATGGTTTGACCGATGATTTGTTTCTCGCTCATTGATATTCAACTCCTTCACGGTTGTTGAGGGGGTGGTCGCCCCACCCTGCTCTGTCGTTGTAGCGCGTCTCTTTGTAGTAGTCTTCGGGCATCTCGCGAGGCCAAGCGATGGCTCGTTCATCGCTGATGTCGTTCCGCATCCATTCCAAATAAAGGTGAATCGTCTCCCAAGAAATACCCATTGTTGCGTCGTGTTTTCGCTCAAGGTATTTGAGGAAGTCGCGCCCTTCTTCTTTGGACGGTCGGTTGAGGTTCGCCTCTCGGCAACAACGCTCAACATCCTCAATCATCCACACGATTGTGCAGTTGTTCTCGTAGTGCGCGAGTTTCTTCTCAAGTTCTTCAATGCGTTGTCGCATCTGCGCTTCGTTCCAATTTGTTTGTCGGGTCATTTTTTATTCCTCCAATGGTTTGCCCACCAATTAGGCGCGGGCGTGCCTTTGTTCCACTCGGCGAACCGAGCCTTGTCAAGCAAGTAGTAAGCGCGGTAAGCCGCGACTGTTGTGTATGCTTCCTCATCATAGAGTTGAGGGTATTGCTCTTTGTTGAAAGCGCGAGCGTATGGGGTCTGTCCACCAAGGGGCAGTAGTGTAAGAGCGCGCGGCTCAACCATGAGAATGATTTTGTCTTCGCAAGCATGTTTTCTGTTGAAACGCTTTCTGTATTCAACGCACAGTCCGTAGGCATGATGGTAGAGCCATAGGTAGTTCACCACCGTCTCGCCTGTCCAAACGGTGCAGGGGTGTCGGTGATAGCCCCCTTTGTAGGGGCGACCTGCTTGGTTCAACGGCATGACTTCATCGGTAGCACCGTGTCGTCGTAGCGCACTCGCCATCATCTGCGCGCTCTCTACAATCATTTTCGGTATGTGTTTGTCGCACATCATCTGCGCGGCCACCACAGGGTTTTCGTCAAGCACAAAAATGTTCATAGCGCATCCCTGTCCCAAACTTCTCCTTCCGAGTTCAATGAAGCAATTTCATCCTCGCATTCAAGCGCGCAGTTGTAGCAGTAAATGCGATAATTCACATTGTTCAATTGTCTCGGTATGCACTTGCCGATAACGCGTGTGCAACTGATGCACTTCACTTCAACCAAAATCTGTGTGCCTTCTTTGTTCATTCCCAATCAAGCCTCCTGTTGATTTCGTCAAAGTTCTGCATCCAAAACATCAGCACCTTGCGCCATTGCCTCATCGTGAAAGGGTTGCCTTCCGCGTCTTCTGCATCGGGGAAATGTTCAGCGAGGTATGGTGTAGCGCCAAACATGTTGGCGACGCCCGACTCGCGAAGGACATTGAGGAAGATGAAGTATTCTTTCCACTCTTCAAACTGTTCTTCATTCATTCGGATTCCTCCTGTTGTGCGCGGTAGAGAGCCTCCCCTTCCTCACGAATCTCAGCGATGCGTGCATTGACTTGCTCATGGTTGCCGAAGTTGAGTGGCGGTAGTTCACCACCAGCGATGCCTCCGCATTGTTCAATGAGTGTGAACAAGTCTCGCACATTGACATAGCCGAGCGTGTTGTTTGAGTCGTTGTAGGATTCACCATCGCGTGTGATTTGAATCTCAACCGCACCGTAGGATTGCGCGGCATCACTCTTCGGTGAACAGTAGTGCCTGCTTGACGCTTGCACGCTGATGATAGTTCCGTCGTTGCATAGAATTGGTGTGCGCATCATTGGATTCGCCTCCAACAAGAGCGCCCCGCTCTCTCAAAGTCTCTTGACCTGCCGAGCATCCATCCGATGACTGTCGTGGTCGGCATCTCTTTGTGGTGAAATGCTCTCGCGCTTCTTCCGATGTATTCGTTCGGGTCAAACTCAAAGAGTCTCGTTTGTATTTCCTTCGTTTTGATTTCTTCTCCCACCTTAACAACCGCGAGGATGTATTGGTAGTAGCGTTCTTGTGTTGTCTTTTTCTTTGTCATTGTATTCGCCTCCATGAGTAATGGTTTTCACTACGCCTCACCTTCTGCATGCTTTCTTCTGCGCGCATGATTTGTCCAAGTTGGTTCGTGCTTTTCGGAAGAGACTGATGTCCCGAAGGGTAAGCCAAACAGATGCGGTCATAGATTGTTCTTGCTTGCAAGACCTCTCCAACATCCATCACACTATGAATGAGAACCATAAGGTTGCGTCGCCTCCTTTGAGGATTTGATTCACCCTCTCGGTTGTGCTTGTATGGTGTAGGGCGCGTCATCATCCCCACTCTCCTGTCAATGGGTTGAAGGTTTTGGATTCGGGTGTTGTCTCTTCAACGCGTGGCGCGATGAAGACTGTCCAATCGCCACAGGGTGTGTCCATGCGGAGAGGTGAAGCAAAACCATTGACGCTTGCACCACCGCTGAACTCCATCGTATCAGCAACGCGCTTGTAGTGTTGGTTGACGAAGCGAATCAGTTTCGGGTCAAAGAAAGACTCGTTGACTTGGATGAGTTCACCCTCGTTGGTCTGCATCCGAAGAGTGTTGCAATCGCGAGACGCTTTGTAGTTCGTGTTGGTGATGTTGAAGAAACCATTGTTGCGCTCTCCGTTGTAGGGCTGACCCCAATTGAGCATCATGTCCATGCGCGCTCGCTCACTTCGTGGAACGATGAGTAGCACCTCCAACTCGTGAATCAATCCCGACGCATTTCGCGTCACCGAACCTGTGAATTGAAGCGGGTTGTTCTTACCCTCTATCCACTTTGCAGTTGTCATCCTCATGTCGTCAGTCATTCTTCCTCATCCTCCAACTCCAAACCACAGTCGTTGCATTTTGCACCATCCAATTCGTCGGTGTAGTCAAGGTGTTGACATGTGATGCGCTTCCTGTATTCCACGAAGTGTTTGTAATCAAGCATTGACTGTTCTTTCAATGCGCGAAGGAATCTGTCGGTGTCATAGATTTCACTTCCACCTTCCCACAGATACATTTCCATGTCTCCTTCGTGGTTGTCCCATCCCTCGGTGCGCTCGCCTGTCTTGGCCTCGTAGTGTTCCCTCACCAACTCCAAGAAGCGGTTTGTCTTGTCAAGGTTCATGTCAAACATAGGCTTGATACAATCATCCCACAACTTCATTCCTCGGCTCAAATCTCATCCCCCCATTGAAGGTGGCGTGCGAGTTTGCTGGCTTGCGATTCTGCGATGGCTTGCTCGCGCTCTTCCTTATCGGAGAGTAAGTGAGCATCAACCAACTCGCGTAGCATGCTGAGGACAACGCGCTGGTTGCCGAGGTCAAGAGAACCGATTGCGGCGCTGGTCAGTCCTGTGTTGATGAGCGCCTTGACCAAGTTGTAGCAGGTCATCTCTGAACCGCTACCGTCTCGCATTGAGCGTGCGTGAACAGTCTTGACAGATGTAGTGATGAAGTCGTTGCCCCACTTATGTTCAAAGGTGGTGTTGATTTTGACAACACCTGTCGCGTATGTCCAAGTGAGCATCGGCCAGCGTCGGCCTGTCTTCTCACAAACAATGTCGTGAACGCGCCTCTTGTTCAAGGCTTCTTGGAGTTCCGTTTCCGTGTAGCAGTTGTCTTCGGTCATTCAGTCCACCTTCCAATGCTTGTTCTCCCTGTTCTCAGCGATGGCGAGGTTGGCGCTCATGAAGTCAGCAAGACCTGCCTTGTCAACATCGCCCCACTCATCGCGCTGGAAGCGATAGAACTCTTCGGGGTTCATGCCGTAAGGCGCTTCGGTCATCCACTCACCCGTGGCTGGAACAAAGACGCGCTTCGGCATGGAGGTGCATGGCTCGGCTTTGAGACTACCACGATGACCACTCATGTTGAGGTCGCGTGCTGTGTAAGACCAGCCCCAAGCGGCGCGGCAGTTTGCACCACGGCATGGGCAGTCGCCAAGCATGATGGTTCGTCCGTCAATGTATGCAATACCCAAGACACGCGTCGGCTCACCAAAGTGTTCACGCACAACAGCGTGTGCATCAACCCATTGGTTGCCGTTCTGTTCGTCTTGAACCATGAAAGCCTCGGTGAGGATTTCGTTGCGTTCATCAATGCTGAACTCGCTGAGGTCAATGATGTTCTCAACCTCGCGAGTCAGTTTTCCGTCGTTCGTTTTTCTGTTTTCTGCGTTCAGTTTCCATTCAATGGTCATTGTTCATCACCTTTTTCTGTGTCGTTATCCATGCTCATGATGTAAGCATCATGCTCAAGGAGAATGGGAATGATAAAACTCGCTCGTGCGGCAAGCGCTCCGAGTTCAGTCGCGGGGCCGATGTATTGTCCACCGTCGTGAGTGTTGAAGAACACGATGCGGTCTTGAACAAGCGTGCCGTGAGGCATCTTGAGAACCACTTCGCGTCCAATGTCAGCGTCCGTCCAGCCGTCTTCGGGGATGGGTGTTGGCTTCATTGGTTCACCACCAAGTTGCGAAGAGCGCGGACGAGTTCTGCTCGGCCAAGAGTGTTGACGGAGTTGAGAGCCTCAATGATTTTCTGTTCCGCAACATGATGTTCCACGAACAGGGCTTCGGCGAGGTGTCCAACGATGCTCGTTGTGAATCCGAGAACAATGTCGTTCTGCATCTCAACGAAGCCACCCTTGACTTTGACGAAGCGCGTCACGCCGAGGGCAGGGTCGTAGTCCTCACCCCACTTTGCGACTTCTTCCGCAGTTGGCTTGGGCGACCAAGCATCAAAGGTTTCGGGGTGATACACTTTTCCATTGAACCAATATGTGAAATTGCAAGAGTCGCAACCGTCAATGTTTCCACCTTCAAACGCACCGCACTCTTCACATTCGGGGTTAGGTTTGCATGTTTCAGCATCATCGTCGTCGGATGCACCGAGGTCAGCGAGAACCTTCTCAGCAACCTTCACCGCGTCGGGCAGGTCGTCAAGGTCAACGCCTTCGTTGGTGAAGGTGTTGCCGCCGTCTTTGGTGTAGGCAGGGATAGGAATGTCTTCGCCCTCTACATCCATGTCGCATGGGTAGTAGTGGACGCGCATCTGTCCTTTGTCGTTCTCCATCCGCTTCTTGCAAAGGGCGTCGTATTTTGACACCGCGTCGCTGAGGTTGGTGTGAATCTTGTTGGCTTTCACACCTTTCATGCTACGCTTGTCAATGCACGCAACCACATCGTTTGCCGTCATCGGTTTGTTTTCGCTACGCACAATGCGCGTAACAAAAGCAATCTTCGTTTCTTCGTTTTGTTTCTTGTATTTTTTTGGGTTCGGGGTCATTTCAATTCCTCCGTTCTTGCAGTTGCGCTCATCGTATCATGAGCAGACATCAGTCAAGGGGTGGGGGGAGAGGGACAAGGTGAAACCCTCTCCCCCCATAGAATATGCGAGCGGTTGGCCGCTACCCAAATGTGAAAAGTCAGCGTTGCTTATACGCGCTCAGTCAAATCATTGACCGACTTGAGCATCAACGGTGATGTGCTTGACAGGCCAAGTCTCGGTGAAGTCTGCAACCTCGGTCAAGGCTACGGTCTTCGGATTCCAGCCGCCACTTGCGTTGGCTTTGTAGGAACTGATTGGGACTTGCAACTTGTCGGGGTTCTGCGCGAACCAAGCACCCATTGCCTCAAGGTCATCAACAGGTTGACCCGTGTGGTTGGCGTAGGTGTTGACTGCTTCAAACGCGATTGTCTCAAGCAAGTTGGTGGCTTTGTTGGAGCGCTTCATCAGCGTCTCAATGCCTTGCGTCTTGCCGTGGAGTTTGCGCTTGCCGTCTTCGGAAACCCAAACCGGATTGTGCGTCAGCGTGCCTGTCAATGCTTGCGCGGCGTGGAAGAGCGTGCCGTGGGAGTTAGCGTCCAACTCAGAACCGTTCTCTTTGCCCATCGCAACATAGTCAAGGTCGGGGTTCATCCAACCGTTGAGGACTGCGTTGTAAGCGTGTCCGCCAGCCAACTTGACTGCATCCTTGCCCAAGTCTCCGAGGGAGAGGACGGTGTTGCCTTTCTCGTCAGCGTTGAACTGATTGAGGTCAGCGACATGCACCTTCACCGTTGGCGGAGCAATCAAGCCTTGTTTGCTGAACACCGTCAACACTTTGTCAAAGAGGTTTTGCTCAATGGGTAGGTGTCGGAGGATGTGCATAGCAAGCAGGTTCTTCTGCGCGTCGTGGAGAGCAGAGGTGATGCGTTCAGCGAACGCTTCGGGGTCAAACTCTGCGATGCTTCCCTTCATGTGACGAACCTTCGCTTTGTTACCAGCCATCAAGAGGTTCTGCACACCGCCGCGCATTGCAAGGTTACCGCAATAGGTGCGAAGGACAGACATGAACGACTGCAAGGCAGACTTGCCGTCGTGTGCATTCATGATGGTGACGCCGACGCGGTGACCGCCGTGTTCCTCGGTGAGCGCATCACTGATTCGGTTAGCGCTGAGGTTCACATAGCCAAAGTTGCCGAGGTTGCTGGCCGCTTCGTTGCGTGTCTTGGTTGCAAAGCCCGTGATGTCAAGGTTCATGACTGCACGCTTGCCGTTGTTGATGGAGTAAGCGTCCCATGAAATGAGTTCGCGTCCAGCGGCGGCGTTGATAGCGTCAATGCATTGGATGACAGGCTTGAAGACGGTCGGGTGGTCAATGTGTTCAAAGTTCTCACCGATGGCTCGGTTGAGCATGACACCGAACGGCTCTTCGCTGGTAGCCAATGTTGGGTTGACAATGCAACGGACTCGCGCTTCGCCTGTGTTGGGGTTGCGTGGGATGTGAACGGTCTGCTCACCCGTCAACGGGTCGGTGCGAACCTGCGCCATCTCAACAACATCAGCCTCAAAGTTCCAAGCGCCCAAGTCTTCGTGTCGCTTGCCGTCAGCAAGTGCCTTCGCGAAGTCTGTGTTGAGGTTGTCCTTGACTTCTTTGGCGGCGGCGAAACGAGCCTCGCGCAACTGTGCGGCTACGCTTGCGGCTTTGGCTTTGGCTTTCACCCTGTCAACATCGTCGGACACCTCTTGACTGAGAGACAACTCAACACCCACACCGTCAAAGGTAGGGATGCTATCGTCATCCTCAAGGTCGTCTTCAAGGTCGTCGCCGTCGTCTTCAAGTTCATCACCGTCGTCTTCAAGTTCATCACCGTCGTCCTCAAGTTCATCACCGTCGTCCTCAAGTTCATCACCGTCGTCCTCAAGGTCGTCGCTGACAGCGAGG